CTACGACACGTTCCAGCCTCTTTTCGTTACGAAAATCTCCTACTCTCTGATCTTTTTTACCAGGACATTCTACAAATTCAACATCTTTCTTCTTTTTATTAGGTAGTTTTATTTTATTAGTACTTTTAGGAACAGCTTGTTTTGATTCTACTGGTGCTGTATCTGTATAAATTATTTCACTTGGATCGTATCTTATTGGATCGAATGATGGGATCTGACCTTCTGGACAGGTAGTAAACGTACCATTAGTATCTGCTATTAACAAAGAAGGATTACGTGTTACTTCTAAATCTCTATGAAATAAATTACAGCCTGGTATCTGTCCTCCCAGTTTATGTTGTATAAAATATGGTGTCTCAGGTATTTCAATATTAGGTAAATCTATTTTAGGTATTTTTATTTCTGGCATGAATATGATTTGACCTCTTTGATTTCATCTAATACATTTTTATATTTTTTGGTTCTTTTTCTTTTCTTATTTTTACTTATAAAAGATGGATGCCCATTAGATCTCATAGGATCAGGGTTTTTAGAATTTCTCACTTAATTAATCGTAGGCATATTTTGGTCTTAAGACTTCTACATCAGAATGACATTTAGGACAGGATAAATTAGTCATCATTGAATACTCTTCTTGCAGATGCGGTAAACAATTTTCATCAATACTTTGATCTCCGCCCCAGATTAATTCTGTATTACAGTGCCAGCAGTTCATTAATCTTCAATAAAACTAAGCTTTTTAACAGGGATGGATGTTCCTGTTGTGCTAGGTAACGCTCCATCTAATACTTTTGGCATGATGCCCTGTACCTTTTCCATGACTTTATCCATCATCATCTTTTCAAATTGAGGGCTGGTTATGTAACGATATCCAGCATACGCTCCACCTAAAGTTGAAATACTAATCACAAAGGATACGATGGACAATATAGAAGAGATTTTATTCAACATGAGAAGAGGTGCATTTGCAGTTATATACATGATAGTCATAACTACGGTGTGTGTAAGCACACCCCTATTCATATTAAGTTACATCCTCAGAACTTCAAAAAAGTCTTTTAATTCCTAATTTAGTTCCGAATACGTTTTCATCAGCAAAAACACCACTAAGCTCACCATAGATAGATGTTTTGTCTGTTGCATTTACAGAACCACCGATCTTTGCTGAAACATCTGTAGATTGCTCACCACCATCAGGATTAGTAAGTAATCCACCACCTTGAATGTAGAAGCTTCCACGATCTGATGAATTTTCGTATCCTATATGAAGGTCTGTTGAACTTCCTTGAAAATCTGAATCTTTTTTGAAAGATGCATTATTTTCCACGTTGACATAGAACCCTGCAAATACAGGAACGCTTGAGACTGCTGATACAGCAGCTACAGCTAAAAGTTTTTTAAGCATTTAATTAAATAAATTAAAGCTGTATGCTACATCATTTATTTTGTTTTTCAATATCTATAGGTCAGTTTTTATTATGACCAAGGAACACCAGTAAATCTTGTAGGTGTTTTAGATTCTTTTATCTGTGCCGCAATAGATGTTTCTATTCTTGTCACTTCATCAGACCCTAGAGCAGCCTTAGCCCATGCTATTCCAGTTTCTTTTGTTATATCTGCATAAGCAGTAAACGATCCACTATCGGCTTCTGCAAGCCCTACAGATCCATAAGAAGAACCATTATGTACTACGGCAGAATCACCACTTCCTACAGTTTCAGAGTCACTAGCAGTCCAGTGAATAGTAGTCACCACATCAGATAAACTTCCTACAGTTTTTGTTGCATCTAAAGCAACGACATTCCAAGTTACAGCCATGATAATAATTAATAAAGGTTTATAAAGTTAAGCAGTTTGCTCAACAGTTTCTACAAGTTCCTTAAGAGTTTTAATTGCACCCTGATCTTCTATCAGAGGTTGTTGTAAAGCTCTAAGTTGTTCTTGCATTTTTGCTATCTGCTGCTCAATCTGTTGTGCTTGAGCAAGATTAGTATCAAAACGTTGTTGCACTTCTTTTAGTTTTTCTTCGGGTGTCATAATAAATTAATTTGTTAGTTAAATTAAGCAGCTTCAAGAGCTTCAACTTTAGCTGAAAGCTCTTGTATCGCTTTTACAAGCATAGGAATTATAAATTTTTCATTTACTCTTAAAACATTTTCAATTTTTGTGTCTTTAACAGTAATTTCTTGAGAAAAGTCTTGTATTAAATTACTGTCAACAGTTTGAACTTCTTGAGCAATAAAACCATATAAAGTATTTTTTTCTTCATCACAGAAACCATCTATCCAATTAAAAGAAACAGGTCTAAGAGATTTTATATCTGATAAACCTTTCTCTAAATTTACAACATTAGTTTTAACTCTTGAATCAGATGCGTTAAATATATTTGTTCCAGATGGTGCACCTATATTTCCTGAAGTATCTATAATCATGCGTTGTGTTGTGCCATTAGATGTATCAGATCCAAAAACTAACCCACCATTTGCTGATATAGATGCCGAGGAATTACCCTCATGGTGCATATTTATTCTTGTTTCATCTTGAGAGGTACCAGTAGTTTGAAATTTTGCACTTTGAGTACTTGGTGAAGTGCCTCCTACGGATACGTTCCCAGATGAATCTATAAACATTCGTGTTGTTGTACTACTACCTGTTCCAAATTTTATGGTTCCAGATGCATTATTAGCAGCAATAGCAAGACCTGCTGCAGAATTTGTTGACATAAAGGCAGTATTCGCTGCAATAGCTCCAGCAGTACCTGCTGCTGAACCAAATACGCCTAAATTTAATGGAGCGTCACTATCATTAAACAATGTAACGTGAGTACTTTGGTTAGTGCTTGTTCCTGATTTTATCTTAACGGCAGTCGTTGAAGTTGCTTCAACTACATGCAGCTTTGCACTAGGACTTGTTGTACCTATACCTACGTTTCCATTACTACTATTTATAGTTAAAGCATCAATTACACTTGCAGAACCATCTTTAACGGCAAACCTAAAATGTTTAGTATCCGTAATTCTTACAGATGCCTTTGCCTCAGTTCCAGAGGTTGTCCTTTCTAAAACTATTTCTGGGTTATCTGAACCAGCCAGATGAAGAAGTCTACCTCCATCACCACTTAAAAGTGTTGGATCTGTTGTCCCTATACCTACGTTCCCAGACGAATTTATGGTCATCTTGGTTGAAGCATCAACCTGTAACTTTATTGTGCTGTTAGGATCTGCACCACCTGTATCTGAAATAATTTTTAAATCAGTACCGTTTTGTTCTATCGTTGATCTTGCACTATTATCCGTTAGACTAATATTTGCACCAGCATCAGTGCTGATGAAATTTGCAACTCCATTAGCTGTACCACCGTTAAAGCAAAATACACCATCAACTATGGTTGAAGTACCAAATCCAATTTTATTTGCACTAGCATCAACAAAAAACATATTTGCATTGTCATCACTTTCAATCCTAAAATCTACATCTTCTCCATCTTCATTAAATATTGTTGTAGTTCCTAACTCCATTCTTTCTACACCACCAGTTGCAACGTTAAAAGTATCAGCAGCAGAACTAAAAATACCTGTGTTCAGATCATCTCTAAAGGCTAATGCTGGTGTACTTGCAGAGCCATCTTCCAGCGTAAACGTCCCATCAAGTTGAAAAAGTTCTATAAATGCGTTATTAGCTGCATTTCTTATCTTCATTACATTATTTGTTGTATCAGCAAATAATTGAAAAGCGTATGTTGTAGAAGGTGCTCCCGATCCAGAATTATTACTTGCTATTGCCTGTAAAACATTATTTATGTCAGTTCTTACAGCGGCTCCAGTTCCGTTGTCTATAACGTAATCGTGTTGTGCCATTTCTTAACCTAAAATTTTATTTAAGTATATCCTAAACCAACACTAAGTACCACGTCCAAAACCTACCGCAGTATATTTAAAGTTTCTAGCCACATTTGTAGAGCCATTTTTTATATCTATATCAAAACCAGTTCCAGTTATATTTGACAAAGTAAAGAAATCCCCTGACTGTGCATTTTCAATAGTTATACCTATAGAAGGTTTAAACTTATTAGCAGTCTCTATCTCTCCATCTGCATCAAACTTAGTCGTAAAAAAGCTATTTGTAAATTGTACTGATTTTGTTTGATTTTGAACAGTGGAAATAAGTTCAAGACTTGTTTCTGCTCTAATATCCATTTCCGCAGCATATCCCATTTGTTTCATTGCTATAGATTGTGCAGGGTCTTTTGTTTCTAATTCACATTTAAATTTAAATCCTCTTGCTTTAAAAGTTCCATTAACAAAAGTATTAAAAGGAGTAAATTTATTACTTATTGTGCAATCCCCACTTGCAGAAATGATATTACCGATAGAACTAGGTGTAATAACATTAAATGCATTTGTCGGATCAGAAGGGTCTAAACTTTGTATAACAAAATCATGATCAATATTTTTATTCTGAGCAAAACCACTTGTAAAAGTTATAAATACTAAATCCCCTTTTTTTAAACCATGACTGCTTTTGGTTATTCGTGACGAACCTGACGACATTAAATATTGTGCTGAAATTGTTGTATCGGGATCTAAATCAGTTGTCGCTACAAGTAATTTTGCATCGACATCAACGGCTGAAGAATCAGCACCATCAAAATCAGTCCATGTGTTTATATTTCCTCTTCTTGTATCTATAGTATTTTGAGCATAAAAACCCTCAGTTACAAAATGTCTTCTTATTTTTAATGGATGTACAGTACCTAAATCTAAACTGTTTGCAAATAAATAAAATCCTCCTGTGGTATCAACATTTCCCAAAATATCAAAATTTATTATGTTATTAAAATCACTAACAGTATCTAATAAATCTAAAGAACCAAGAACTAAGGCACTTCTACCTGTACTGAAGAAGCAGTCATTTTTAACACCTTGAAAAGGTGGACTGTCATTATCTTCTCTATCTGTAAAAACAGACAGTTTTGTTAATGTTTCTGGACTTGTAAGAATTACAGAAGTTTCTCCAGAACTTAACCGCCCACCATCATCTTTAAATTTTAATGAATATACACCTAAATCCCCAATATTAGGAACAATTGCTTCAGTTACATTACCACTTACCTCTTTTTCTACTTCAGTGGAATTGCTAAAAGTTGCCGTTTCGTCCCCAACGTTACTTCCTCTTATAACGAGTGTACCTCCATGAACCACGTCCACATCTGTAGACTGATCAAAACGCAATCTAACTAATTGATCTGAAATCGGTTCGATCTGTAAATTCTGTACGTCAGCAGGCAAAGCAGTTTTACCTTCAGCAGCAAAATTAATAATTTCAGAGGCCGTAGTGCTTAAGATACCTAAAGCGTTATATGATTGGACTTTAAATCTATAATTACCTTTTCTAGATTCAAAAAGTTCAAAGTCTGGTCTTGATATTCTAAATACTTCAACACTGTCATTTTCAAATTGTGATTCAACTCTGTATTCTTTAACACCTTGAATTGGTTGCCATGAAACAAATATTTTAGAAACAGCACGATTGTTTAAAACGACAATTTGTTCTATTGCTGTAAGATTTGATGGTGGAGGTTTTACATCTAATAATGTTGTTATATTACGTGGTTGTGCTGCAATATTTGCTTCAACTTGAGAATATTTATCAGGATCATGAATAATTGCTGAAACTGTATATTCTGTCTCACTTGATTCTTCAATAGAAATCACTCTATATGTTTGAAATTCTACAGATGTATTTTCTATAGCCCAAACACTATTTGCTTGTGGAGTTGCAGTTACTACATTTCCATCATCATCTTTAAAAGCAAAATCTGAACTTACAGTAATAGTTGTGCCATTTATAGATGAAATAGTTCTAGGTAAACTAGCTTTTCCATTGGGTAAAATTACTGTCAAAGTTGCTGAGTTTTCTAAAGTCAAATCAGTATTATTTGCATCATCTACAACAATAGTTCTTGCATCAGTAACAGATTTTATACGACCACCTCTTCTAACTCCCGCCCTTAATGAATCTGCAATTCCAATTATCATTGAAGGTCTAACAATAACACCAGCTTCTAATGTTGTTGTAAAGCTGCATATTTCTGTTTCTCTTAAATTTGTATATAAAAACCAACGGCCTAACCTGTTTGCTTGTCCTCTTGACGTACAGGCAAAAGCTTTAATTGTTTTTCTAGTCTTGCCATATTTAGAAGGAAAAGATGATAAAGCAGTTACATCACTAGCTGTTATTAATTCATAGTTAATTTTCTGTGTGTCATTATCAAAATAAGATACTTCCACTTCTGTAAATTTAGTTCTCTGACCTGTTCCTGTATATGTGAACCCACTTTCTGTTACATTTGCATTAGTAAATAAATAAACTGCATCAGAAGTATTTGTATCTGTATTTGTAGGCCTATCTTGTCCTATTTGTAATGTGCCAACACTATAAAATGGCATGGCGTTCATAACAGAACATAAATCATTTATCAAGGTATAAGCATCATTTTTCTGATTTAAAATTACATTACAACTAAATCTTGGTTCATCTTTCCCTGTTATAGGATCTGTAATTATTTCACTTGCATATTTAGATGCTTGGAAAAAAGAAAACACATCCAATGAATCTTCAGATATAACACCCTCTGGGCCACCAAAACCTTTATCTGTTGTTAATAAGTCATATAAAATCCAAGCTGGATCTGCACTCCATTCTTTGTCATCTTTAAAAGTACCATTGAAAGTACCACTATAAGAAATAGCTCCATTATCTAGATCTACAGTTCCGTTATGGGGAATTTTAATTTTTGTACCCTTAACTCTATACATTCTTTTAGGAAAGGTTCCAAAAGATTGTGCATCAAATCTTAGTGCTACATAAGCAAAACCTTCATAAGCTTGTGGTTGTGTAATTATTGTTGTTAACGATAAAAAATTAGTTTTATTTGACAAAGTAGATACAGTGCTATCCTCTGTATTTCTTATAACTGTCACTGTTAAAGGAAATTGCAAATTATTACTTTCTAAAACAATTTCATAATCTTTTACAAAAGGACTTGAAGCTTTACCATTTATAGAATCTTCTACGACTGGATCAAAAGAATTTCCGTTATTTTCTGTTACTCGTATTGATATTTTTACTTCTGTACCACGTACATCGCCATCAGTGGTAAAATTCTGCAAAGATGGAATCTGTATAGATACTCTTATAAGTTTTATTAATTCATTACCATTTGCATCTTGAACACCTGTTATTGATCTTGAAATAGATGTATCTTTTGTTACTTCAACTCCTACAGGTATTGTATTTTCCACTCGATCAGGGCCAAAAGTATCAAATGAGCTAAGTGGATCTTGGTCAATAGTTCCATTTCTAAAGAAAACTTCTACATCATCAAAATTAGAATCTCCATTCGCATTTACCAAGGGTGTATTATCTAAAAAAATATCTCTTCCAATATTCAAAGAATCTGTCGTAGTTGGGTTTGTATTTGACGTGCTCCTGAAACCTTCAATTTCGCCATATCCTAACAGATCTATAATTGTTGCAAATTGTTTACTTCTTAAACCACCTTCTATTAAAGAAGGGTCTAATACTCTGCTATCAGGTTTTCTACCAAATAATTCATCATCAATTAATCTAGGCATAATGAATCAATCTTGATGTCTTGCTTTAATTTTAACAGTGTTGTTTACTGAATTTGCATAATTTTGACTGTTCCACATACCAAGAGAAGTTTTAAAAGTATCTGTAGAAGCATCTTGAACTCCAAATCTTCCTCCTTGATCTATAGTTGGATGACCAGCTAAAGGTCCTGTAAGAAAATCTAAACGAACACTCTCGCCATTTTTTATACCATGATTATCAATATGTATAGTAACTATATTTCCAGATTGTCCATAAGTACCTGTATCAGTTATAACTGGAACTATCTGAGCCGTATCGACCCCTGCACTGATTAAAATTGATCCGCTAAATACATGTCCATATAAAATTGGCACTGGAACACCACTAGTGCTGATATTTTGTATGCCAGAAAAATTATATGATCCCCTTATATTTGGATCTGTATCACCAATAGAGCTTTGATTTGTTGTTGGTCGATTATTACTTAATAATTCTGTTGCAAGAGTTATACCAGCAACTTGAGCAAAAAGACTAAAACCTCCTGTAAAAAAAGCAGTTACAAAAGGAACCGCATTACTAACGACAAAATCAAAAGCGTCTTCAATAAAATCAACAAGAAAATCTGAACCAACAGCTACAGGTATAATTTGTATTTCACCTTGACCTTTTAATGATAATAAATCTTGAGTTATTACATTTCCATTCATTTTTACTTTATAAAAATTACTTTTCATGTGGCTTTCAAAACCAGCAAAATTTGCTTTTAAAAAATTAAAAGCTTGTTCTGGTGAACCTACAGCAGCCTCAAAAGTTGA